GCCACAGAACAGGTAAAGACTTCCGGCAGGTTTCAGCACCCGCCAGAACTGCGCCAGACACTGGTCCAGCCACTTCAGGTAATCATCGTCGCCCTTCCACTGGTTATCCCAGCCCTCGGGCTTCACTTTAAAGTATGGCGGGTCTGTGACTATCAGATCGACAGAGTTTTCCGGTAAGGTCTGGATAAATTCCAGGCAATCAGCGTTGATTAACTCACAACTGGATATTTTTACAGTATTAAGCATGGATCATTAAGCCTGTCTCTGATAGGCTCATTCTGCTTTTGCGCAAAGCAGTGGGCCTGAGGTTTGCTTGTGATCCAGACGCATGAGCAGATGGCTGGTGAGTGCCCCTAACACCCACCAGCCGCCCATTTACCACAAATAAAAAAGCCTTCAGGACTGAAGGCGTCTGTAACAACCGAACTGATAGTCTGCCAGACCCGCCATAACAAGCTGGGTCAGTATTAGCTGGCAGCGTTCGCGTGAAAGGTACGTATTCTGTGCAATCTCCCCGACTGTCGCCGGTGCGGTGGCACTTAATTCATTAAACACCACTCTGGCGGTTTCTGTCATATCCTGCTGTTTCAGCATGTCTTTTTCCCTTTTCCGGTTAACGTGACACACCAATAACTCTTGTCGAAAGCTGAAAGACCGGTATGCACCGCCGCCAGCGCGTTTACTGTACTGGACAGATTTCAGCCATAAAAAAACCCGCTCGCGGCGGGTTTAAGCTGTGTGGCGAAGTAACCACTCTTAACACGATACAATAATTTTTGCGTACGCGTTAGCGCTTTTGTATATTCAGCTTAATCCTATGTATTTATGGAAAAATAAGATGAGCAAGCGTGAAATCAAAACTAAAAAAATAATCTATAAAGAAGTCACAATGTCAGGTGTGTCAAAGACGCTCCAGTCGATGCTAATGGAACTGCTCAAAAAACACACTAAAGCAGATTCTCGCAAGGAAATGGTCAACCCAGGAGAGGAAGACTTATTCCGATTAATTAATAAACATGAAGAGTTCCAGGGAATGCTGTTTTGCCAGCTTGTTGCCTTCGAACCAGGCCATTCTCAACGCTATATACAGCTTAAAAATGATGCTGAATCTTATGAAATAAGATCCGTAACATCAGATGAACTTTCTAAAATGACTGTTGAAGAAGCTGAAGAAGCACGCACAGAGAGGGAACAGGTTGTGCGTGAGTTTATAGATTCAATTCTTTATTTCGGTGTATTTGGTAACAGCATCGTAGTAATGCAATCCAGATCTCTTACAACAAGAGAACTTGAAACACATCTGAAATGGTTACTTGGCTCTTTAAGCAATTACTTAGGCGCAGAAAACATCTTAAAAGTTTCCGATAAGCCCAAAGAAGAGATCATTGAGGAAGTTCTAAAACGACCTGTAAAATCAGTTTCTATAGGTGCCCCTGTAACTGCCGTTAACGAATTTAGTCAAGGAAGCAAAAGCCCAGGCTGGGTTCCCGCAGGAACTGCCTCTGAACTCCTTAAAGCTATGTTAGCAGAGAAATGGGAAAGCTTCTTACGTAGTAGCAAGCTTGAAGATTGTCTTGATGACGCTAATCTTGAAGTAACGCTGAAAATCACATACAAGAGGAAAACTTCTGATTCAGGAGAAAGGATGTTAAGAAATCTTGTTGACGCTACCAGACACTACCCGGATGATGACGTCGTTGTTGAAATGGTTGGCGGGACGCGTTTAACTGGTAAAGAGATTCGTTTATGGAATACTGTTAAACTCACAACTTACAATAGCTTAATTGATGAACATGAACTATATGGCCAAATGCATGATTGGATGGTCGCTCTGATCAACAATGGAGAAATAGAAGAGACCGATGAATAGAGAGGCTGCTAAGTGCATATCCTACCAACAACCAAGTAGAGCATTCCACTTGGTTGTTGTAGTATTGCTTATGTTTACAGCCTGGTTTATCGCCAATAAGTACATCATTTTAACATCCATTCCTTGGGGCGTATTAACTATCCTCATCTTACCAATTGCAAGTAGCGCAACCCTGTTTCATAAGTTATCTGAAACCCAAAAAAACGTTGCTGAGGATTTATCTCGCAATGAACAAAGAAGGTTAACAAGGCTTATTAAAGAAAAAAGCCGGGCAACATTATTCATGCTTACGCTACAAATTTCGATAATAATTTTTGTGGCATTGATTAGCCTTGGCAATGAGTCCTCTTTTGTTCAACAGCACATTCATACTATAAGTAAATTCGTTGTTTGTGCTTTGGTTTTTTCACTATACTCATTAATCCCTGTTTTACTAGGAGTAAAGGAAGTCATTGATTTTGAAGGGTTAATAAAAACACAAAAAACATTAAATAAGCGTAAAAAATCTGCATTATCCAAGCTTGGGAAGTAATCCAAGCTTGGGTTAGCACTCTTAAACCATTCTCAGAACACCATCAATAAAACCTAAAGCAGTTTGCAATTCCTTTCTGATCGTACCATCTGAGCATTTCCGCTTCTTTGCAATTGTACGGAGCGAAACCCCAATAACAAAATGTGCGATTATCAGCTCATATTCTTCAGGCCTATATTTACGCAACCGAGCCACACAACTGTCTATCATAATGCCTTCGTCATCATCACACTGAATCCGGGACTTTTTGCCATGAGGTAAAAGCCCCTTGAAGCCAGCGGCTACCGGTTGCCAGTCCACTCCGCTATTGTCTGAAGCAGCCCAAGCCCCCCAACGATCCATCACTTCATACATATCACGCATCAACTTTCTCCACAAAATCAGGACAGCACACCAATCGCCAGCGCGCGATCGATAAAACGAAATATCAGCTCCAGTTGGGAACCATACTTCTCTTCAAATGCCACGGTATCCGCATGCAGTTCGTCATGGTGTTTTCTGCACAAAGGCAACACAAAAAGGTCATGCGCTTTTGTACCCATTCCACCCTGACCATGGCCAATCAGGTGATGCGGATCGTCGGCTGGCTTACCACAACATGCACACGGCTGCGTCTTAACCCAGCGCGTGTACTTTTCATTAACCCAGCGACGACGTTTGGGGCGTAACATAAAAGACTCCGGCGACTCCGGATCCACTTTCAGCGCCTGCACCTTTTTCGCTTTATCCCGGATGATGCTGGTGGCGAGAACCGAAGGCACAAGGTCACTTTCCCGGGTAACAGACGGCACAACAGTCTTCGGTAATCTCAGTGCCTTACGGGCTGCACTTTCCGGTAAGGCATCCGCCAGGTCATTACGAACCAGCCACCAGCACAGTTCCGGCATTGTCACAACGTGACTGTCATCAAAACCGAGATCCCGGCGCACAACAGACAACACCCAGCGGGCACAGTTATCCGTTGCCATTGCTTCCAGCAGTTCCGTGAACTGATCGCGCAGCTGGTTATCGCAGTGCCAGCACAGACGGATTGCGCCCGGCGCGTGCCGCATTGTGGTCATGTTCTCGCTGTGCCATCCGGAATGAGGCCACTGACAGCCCTTTTCACGAAGTAACCAGCTTTCAAGACATTCCACGCCACCAGCACGACGAATAACTGCCTCATTGCGGAACACGGCCCGAACGGCAGGATCATCCGCTAACGGTTGTGATGCCGCCGGAACGGCACCACTGGCGAAAGATGAATAACGTTCCGGCTCAGGCTCCAGCAGGACACGCCCCTGCATAAACAAGGGCATCAGCTCTGAACCTGGCCTGAACAATACGATCCCCATACGCGGGGCAATTTCAGGGGTCAGTAGTGCTCTCACGGTCACCTCAATGAACGGTATCGAGCAGCTTTAACAGCTCAGGGAATCGGGATTCGAAGAAATGCGGCTGCGTCTCGCGTGGATTTGCAGGACTGGTGATGTTCTTGCCGAACATGCAGCCTTTCGCCGTCAGCGACCAGAATTTTTTGATGTTGTTAATCGCGGTACGGCTGTATCGTTCGCGTTGTTCAACGATCCCCAGCTTCACCATCTGGTGATATGCCTGATTAGCCGTCAGGCGGATACCATACTGTTTCAGCAGTGCACTCAGCGACAGCGTGGGGCGGCTTGAGCCATCAGGCGCATCAGCAGGAGCATCAATGGCATAGCGCGGTGCCAGATTCGGTAAGCCAACAGCCTCCTGAAGTTTCTGACAGGCTCCAAGCACTGAAGAGTTAGACAGATTTAACTCCCGGCGCATAAAGTCCAGCAGAATCACACCAGCCTGCATCTTGTCAGCAGCCTGTCCGGATAATTTTTCCGGTGCGCTGGTTACCATGTCGAAAGTACGGATCACCTTCAGATGGAATGACGGGCTGATCCACATTGCATAGGCATACACCAGTTCTTTGCAGACATACGTCCCCTGGTTATTTCCGCCACGAATAACGTTAACTGGCTCTATATTGACCGAGTTGCAAATCTGCAACTCGCTTATTAAACGCTCAGTTTGCTCATTGCGGAGCCAGAATGCAGGCTTATGCTTATCCAGAGAACCGGCAGCCCTGTGCAGATCGTTCAGGCTGTAACGACCATAAGCATCACGACGAACTTCAATACCATCAATGACCATCAGATTATTCATACTTCGTTTCTCCTCTTAATCAGGCGGCTGCACCCGCCGTTTTCTCGTACTTACTGATAGTGATCTCGACCTTCCCTTCCGGGATAACCGGTCCCCACTCCACCAGCATTCTTTTCACCTGACTGTCGTCTTCCCACACACCCGCGTGGGTCAGGGCGTCAAACAGCGCCTTGTTATAGTTGTCCAGATCGCGGATCCGGTTATCCGGAGGAAACAACACGATCTCCACTGAAGCAGGTGCCGACGTTGGTTTTGGCAGACGACGTAACTGCTCAACTATTGCTGCACACGCCGCGCTCTGGAATTTGCGCCCCGCCGCGCTTATCAGGCTCTTACCTGCAAACGCCCCTTTGTTGGGGTGTCGCCAGTACGTGTTCACGCTGGGCGGGAAAGGCAGAATCAGCTTCATACTTTCAGACCCCTCTCATGTAACCAGTGGGCTGCACGCAGCCTGGCGTTTTCCTCACCGGCAAGCAGTGAGCGGATAATCCCGACCGCCTCGCTGTCGTCGTCCTTCACCGCGGTATGAAGCGTTATCCCCCGGGCCACACCACGCTTTATCGTGATGACGCCTTTTTTCTCCAGTGCGCGAAGATGCTCCACCGCTGCATTCACTGAACGATATCCCAGCATGGTTGCCACCTCCTGATTGGTTGGCGGAAAGCCACGCTCTTTCTGGTAAGAAATCAGCATATCCAGCACCTGCTGCTGGCATTGAGTTAACGTCGTCATGCCGCCATCTCCCTGACCAGTTTTTCCGCCTGCTGGCGAACCTGCGCCAGAAAGGCCTCACCACATGCCTCAAGTTCATCGCGCCCGATGTAGCTGATTGCCGGTCCCTTCCAGGTCTTGTCGAAAACAGCAATAGCACCAGCGAAGAAAGCGCCTGTCGGTACCTGCTTCTCGTCTTTCGGGATAAACCAGACAGGCAGTTCAAAACCAATACGCCCGCGAATAAAAGCAATATGATCTGCATCTTCCGGCCACCACACTTCGCTGGTGGCAGCTTTAATCAGGAAAACATAGCGCCCGCCTTTATCACGCATGGCACTGGCATGCTTCATGATGTAACGCATGCCGGTGATGTATTGCCCCTCATGCTGACTGGCGCGGCTGTATGGGGGATTACCAAAGGCAGCACCTTTAAGCTCCGCAAGACGTTCTGACCAGTCATGCGCCAGCGCGTTGTCTTCCGCCGTGTAATACGCGGCACATTTGGCGTTATCACCGTCAGTGAACAGATCCAGAACAAACGGGCCAAACAGGGTGTTAATTCCCCAGAAAATGTTGTCCGGCGTGCGCCACTGATCGCCCACTTCCTTCAGTTCATGGGCTGGTTTGTTCCGCAGTTCCACCAGCGCCTGGCAATATTTATTACTCATTAAGCCCCCACGTAATTCCCTGACAGATACCACTCTTCACCCGATGCAGCGCGCTTGCTGCTTTTCCGTAAGCACCGCTCACGACGCGCCAGAAAATTGTTTCGCTCTTGCTGGGAGTGGCTTTCACGGAATGCCGCCATCCACACCGTTGCAGCACGACGGTATAAGCCCCTGGACTCCAGTTCTTCCGCCTGGCGGGTCAGGCACAAAATCACCCGTGGATCGTTAGTGCCGACATAGAAATTGCGCACAGGTCTGGTTTCTCGAACTGGTTGTGGTTCCGGTTCCTGCGCTCTCTCAGTCAGGCGCGGGAAATGTCTGCGTGTATCTCCTTCACAACGGTGAGCCACACGCCCGCTCTGACGTAACTTGCTTGCTGACTGCAGAACGCGCTGCCGTGAGTAACCTGCAAAAGCATCCGCAATGTCTCCGGAAGTACACCCCGGATGGGCTTCAATGAATTTCTGAACGTCATTCAAAAGACTCATGATCACCCCCTGAATCCTGCCGGGATCTGGCTGTAGTCCACGTTGTCGTAACTGGCTTTGAAGTACGGGTCCTCACGTCCGGCTACAGATACCGCAGGAACTTCCCAGGATTCTTCGAAATGACGATCCGGACCAAAGAACGTGACAGCCTGTTTCACAAATTGTGTGCCGCTGTTACCCATCGCAGATACCCAGCCCGCGTAGCGTTTCACACCTTCCAGCATGGTTTCGGGGTTTACCCCCTCATTCAAACGGGCTTTCCAGGCTTTGAAGGCTGCAGATTTTGAATTGCCACCAGCACGTTTGGGATATGCCAGCCATGCCTGCTCAAACTCCGGAGAGTATTCCGGTCGGTTTGAACGAACTCGCACAGACTCATCAGCAGATGCACCAACAGCTATTGGTTCATTGACTGGTTCTTTGACTGGTTCAAAAGAGTGACTGGTTCTGGGTGAATCTCCTGCACTACCCCCTGGTGCAACTCCTGCACTACCTGGTGAATTTGCTGCACCAGATAGTGAATTATTTGCACTACTCCCTAGTGAATCTCCTGCCCCATCAAGATGAAGGAGATAGATATTACTTGAGTTACCTTTTTCACCTTTCCGGGGGACTTTTTTTACCAGCCCGGACTCACAAAGGGCCGCAATATGATTCATCACAGAACGTTTGCTAATCTCGCACTGGTCAGCAATATGCTGGTAGCTGGGCCAGCACTCACCCTGATCGCTGGCATTATCAGCCAGCTTGATCAGAACCAGTTTTCGCAATGGATTACCCACTCGAATTTTCATCGCTTTAACCATCAGCTCCATACTCATGCTGCACCTCCGAGATGCTTCATGTTTTTTCCGGAGCGAAAGGCTATAAGCGGCATACTGACGCGGTAATTACGGCCCAGCGGTTCACAAATCACCTTCTGACATTCACGGTCAACCAGGCTAACACGTAGAACATGCCCTGCAGGCGTGGTGTACCACTGACCCGGACGAGGACAACGGAAAGTCTGATTGGTAAAACGTTTGAAAATATTCCGGATCATTTGCGCCCCCTTGCCTCTGAAGGGTTCAGCGACAAATTTATGAGGCAGGCCAGCGCCGAAGCATCATTAATATAGTCATATAAGCTAACAGCCAGCGGAGATTCGGCTTTTGCCAACATAGGATAAAGCTGCTGCAGCCAGACCTGATGAATTGATGAAATGTAGGAACAAAGAACGCTGGCGTTATGTGCAACGTCGCTCGGTACAGCAGGCTTTGAAAGCTGTTTCTCCATCTGGTTAAAGGCATTGATGTATGCCTCTTTGAACTGGGCAGCACGTTTACCCGTGAAACCCATAGCAAGAAACGCAAAGCCGTCGCGGGTTATTTGATAGCAAGGTAGTTTGCGGCCTGTGCAATCGGTGTAATCACTCACCGAAAAATTGCGGGCAGTGAATGATGCGGAACATTCAAGCGTGCGGATCTTTTTCAGTACATCGTCATGACGTTTGGAGAAGAAGTTGGCAACAGCCAGGGATGAAGTAACAGCCTGACCATCAACGATGGCAATTTCAGGTTGAGTGAGGGTTGGGATCGTAGCCATGATGGCAGCCTCTTTGGTGATTTTTAATAACTCACCACCAAGGCTTTCCACGACCTTATTGGTGGTGAGACGTACAGGGGTGGAAATACCGGTCACCAAAGAACCCGGCCCAACCGAAGTTGGCCCTGCACGCCCCACCATAATTTGGGCGTAATGCTGATCATGACACAAAAAAACCGCAAGAGCGCGGTTGTGCGCTTTGGTGAATTCCGGGTTTCCACGCCCGGCACCCGCTTTATAAGGTGCCGGAACAGTGTAACGTCCCGGAATTGCAGAATCAATATGCTGGTGGTCCTTCACACTCAACAAAATCACGCCTGAATTTCCACAAAGGACTAAAGCACTCATGCGGGTAGTCTTTGCGAAGATAGATAACGCGCTGTGTTTCTGGCTCCCAACGAATAACATGAACATAAAGTCCTCTTCCGTCACGAAACCAGCGGTTAAGTTCCTGCACAACTCGCCCCCCACAGTCAGGTAAAGTTCTCTGTGGTTACTTACAGCCAGGTGATTTGGTAATCTGCATTCATGCCGTAACAACAGGTGTGCAGCGACACTGACCACCAGCTGTTGCGACAAACGGTTATTTGCCGTTAAACTGTTCATGCGTTAGTTTCTCCACAGACACAAAACGCCACGACGCCCGGAGCTGCACACTCGCGGGCGTCACTCTTTTCTGGAGCGCAGAAAATTTTGTAGACCAGTGCCGCATGCTCCTGGAGCTTCGAAATTGACAGATACAACTCATCATTCATTGCTGTCTGCTCGTGTGGCTCCACTACCCCATCTTCGATTGCCGAACGAATCTGCTTTGAGTAACTCCCGATCTGTTCGATGACTTCCAGCAGGCGCTGGTTTATATCGGCGTTCTCTACTTCCTCAATGTCAGGAAGCGATACAAACACCCCACCAGCAGACTGTGCGACAGCATCCGCAATGTAGTGAGTGCCAGCCGCGCGCTGTAAAATCATTGCCCATCCCAGCGGGAAAATCTGATCGCCATCGGCACGAAGGCGATTGAATAAAGCGTTCTCTGTTACATCCAGCCACTCAGCTGCTTCAGCGTAACCACCCGGCAACGCCGCGATAGTTTTTCTGACCGCTTTCACGTACCACTCAGGCTGTTTTTCCACTTTCCAGTGATGCTTACCCACGGCTTACCTCCTTTTCCTGTGGTTTTAACTCATTCCGGTTTTGACTAGATTGAAAGCGAGCAGGATAGAGAATCTGCATTTCGCTGATTTCTCCCTTAAAAAAATTGGCCAGACGCTCTGCCAGATCGATAGATGGAATTTGTTCCAGTCTCTCAATACGACTCAGCGTCGCTGGATTAACCTGAACACCCGCAGCAACATGCTGCAAAGTAAATCCGTGCGCCTTACGCACATTTCGTAATGGTGATTGCATATAACCTCCACATATTGCGTGATAAGCATATTATTTCACGCAAATATTTTGCGCAAGTTGATTTGCTTAACGCGCAATAAAGAAATGTAATAAACGCATGAACATAGGAAATCGAGTCAGACAACTTCGCCAGGCGAAGAACATGAAAATCGCCGATCTCGCTGAAGCAATAGGAGTGGATGCGGCGAATATCTCACGCCTGGAAACAGGTAAGCAGAAACAATTCACTGAACAAGCCCTGAGTAATATTGCCAGGAGCTTAGGTGTTGATATTGCAGATCTCTTTACCTCAGACTTCAAAAGTAATACTGTATATAAAAACAGTACTGGTGAGGATGTTGCGCAGGTGAAGGATGTATTCCGTATTGAAATGCTGGATGTCAGTGCCAGTGCGGGAAATGGCCTTATCCAGGGCGGTGATGTCATTGATGTGATTCATGCCATTGAATACATAACTGATAATGCTGTATCGATGTTTGGAGGACGACCAGCCAATCACATTAAAGTTATCAACGTTCGTGGGGACAGTATGTGTCCAACCATTGAGCCAGGAGATCTCATCTTCGTTGATATCAGTATCAATCAGTTTGATGGGGATGGTATCTATGTGTTTGGTTTTGATGATAAAATTTATGTCAAACGACTGCAAATGATACCTGACAAACTACTGGTGATTTCTGATAACCAGATTTACCGTGAATGGGGAATTACCAGCGAAAACGAACACCGGTTTATGGTCTTTGGGAAGGTCTTAATCAGTCAGTCACAAACCCTTAAGCGACACAATTAACCCCGACCTCCTCATCAATTAGCCACCAGAAGGTGGCTTTTCATCACCCATCATATTGCGCATCTCGCAACAAAACACTTGCATAATGCGCAATTTCATTTTATCTTTCTTTCCAGACCAACAAACAAGGTCCTAACAAAATTTGGTTGTAACACGGCGTATGGCACATGCGTCGTTAGCGGTCTGGGGACGTTAAAGGGGACAATCCACTCCTTGCTCGGGCAAACAAACCAGGTAGCCGGAATGTGCAAGTCAATGAGGATGCTGATAAGACGCCTAACCAGCGTGGCGATTCGGTTTGACGCCTGGGAAGAGACCAGGACGCAACGATGAGAGCATTGACGAGCAAGGCATAAGTGCTGGTTCAATTCCAGACAGTCCCATTCAGATGGGAGGGTTGGGCAGGGAAAAGGTCCGTTCGATTCGGACACCGGCAATGCTATCAGCGTTGTGGTGAATGCGCAGGCTGATGCGCGAAAGACATTGCAGCTATTGCGGAAAAGAGCTGTTCGGCGGGGCAATCAAACGCCCGTGAGAGTCTGAAATAACCGCAAGCCGGAGATCAGCACCGGTAACCACAACAGCCACTGCTTTGGCAGTACCAGTTTGTACACTTGCTTCCGGCTGGTACCGCTCTTTTTACAAAACAGAGAAGAGCATCACCGGACGACGGGCTCATAACCCAATCCATCCGGGCGGCTGCCACCGCAGGTGTTCTTCTCTGTTTTGTGGAGAAACCAACCGACCTTGCAGGGTCGATATGATGAGGAGCAACAAAATGGCTAGCGAACGCAGTACTGATGTGCAGGCATTTATCGGGGAGCTGGACGGCGGCGTATTTGAAACAAAAATCGGCGCAGTTCTCAGTGAAGTCGCTTCCGGTGTGATGAACACGAAAACCAAAGGTAAGGTCTCGCTCAACCTGGAAATCGAACCGTTTGATGAGAACCGTGTGAAAATCAAACACAAACTCTCATATGTTCGCCCGACTAACCGCGGGAAAATTTCCGAAGAAGACACCACCGAAACGCCGATGTATGTCAATCGCGGTGGTCGCCTGACTATTCTGCAGGAAGACCAGGGACAATTACTGACTCTTGCCGGTGAGCCTGACGGAAAACTCCGCGCAGCAGGTCATTAATATCGTTCTTAATTAACTGATTATTTATCTCATCACTGAATATCTTAATATAGTGAGGACTTATTATGTCTCAGAACTTAGACGCAACCGCAATTAATCAAATCCATGCCCTTATTTCTGCTCAGGGTGTTAATGAAATTATCAGTAAGATTGGTGCCGATGCTGTGGCATTGCCTGAGAATTTCCGCATTCATGATCTGGAAAAATTTAATTTAAATCGCTTCCGTTTCCGTGGTGCGCTTTCCACTGCCAGCATCGATGACTTTACCCGTTATTCTAAAGATCTTGCAGATGAAGGCACCCGCTGCTTTATCGATGCCGATAATATGCGAGCCGTCAGTGTGCTTAACCTGGGTACTATTGATGAACCAGGTCACGCAGATAACACCGCCACTCTCAAACTAAAAAAGACAGCACCGTTTTCTGCTCTGTTGTCTGTTAATGGCGAGCGTAACTCCCAGAAGTCACTGGCAGAATGGATTGAAGACTGGGCCGACTACCTTGTGGGCTTTGATGCTAATGGTGACACCATTCAGGCAACAAAAGCGGCTGCGGCGGTCCGTAAAATCACGATTGAAGCGAACCAGACCGCTGATTTTGAAGATAATGACTTCAGCGGCAAACGCTCTCTGATGGAGTCTGTCGAAGCGAAAACCAAAGACATTATGCCAGTGGCATTTGAATTTAAATGCGTTCCGTTTGAAGGCCTGAAAGAACGTCCGTTTAAATTACGCCTCAGCATTATCACTGGCGATCGTCCTGTACTGGTTCTGCGCATTATTCAGCTGGAAGCGGTGCAGGAAGAAATGGCCAACGAATTTCGTGATCTGCTTGTTGAGAAATTTAAAGGCAGCAAAGTAGAAACCTTTATTGGTACTTTCACCGCCTGATTTCATTACTGCAAATGCCCCTGCGGGGGCATTTATGGAAACGTAATTGACTCAATAATCGCCGGATGGTGAGGGCTTCCTTTTACCCGAATTCAGCGCGGTGCAGCACATATACGTGGAGAACAAAATGTCATTTATTAAAACTTTTTCCGGGAAGCATTTTTATTATGACAAGATAAATAAAGACGACATCGTGATTAACGATATCGCGGTTTCCCTATCAAATATCTGTCGCTTTGCAGGACATCTTTCACACTTCTACAGTGTCGCCCAGCATGCAGTGCTTTGCAGCCAGCTGGTGCCGCAGGAATTTGCTTTTGAAGCGTTAATGCATGATGCAACAGAAGCGTATTGCCAGGACATCCCCGCACCACTAAAACGCCTTCTTCCTGACTATAAACGGATGGAAGAAAAAATAGACGCCGTAATCCGTGAGAAATACGGGTTACCCCCGGTTATGAGTACGCCCGTGAAATATGCCGATCTCATCATGCTGGCAACCGAACGCCGCGATCTCGGGCTTGATGATGGCTCTTTCTGGCCTGTACTGGAAGGCATCCCGGCAACAGAGATGTTCAAAGTTATTCCACTGTCGCCAGGCCATTCCTATGGGATGTTTATGGAACGTTTTAACGAGTTATCGGAGTTACGCAAATGCGCATGAATGTTTTCGAAATGGAAGGGTTTCTTCGCGGGAAATGTGTACCGCGAGATCTGAAAGTGAATGAAACAAATGCTGAGTATCTGGTGCGTAAATTCGATGAAGTACGTACGGAAGCACGCAACGAGGGGATTAACTATACCGCAAGCCGTCTTGCTGCTGCTTTCAACCACGGATTTATCAATAAGTCTTTACGTGAAGTTTTCGACGTTACGCGCATGATTCTGTCAGCGAAAGAAGAGTTGGCTAATGAACCGCACCCGATTGATGGCCTGTCCGGTGAATATGCGGAGAAATCCCTTGAAGAATGGGCGGAACAGATTCGCAAAGGAGGCAGCCAGTGAGCAAGATTGACTATCAGGCACTGCGTGAGGCGGCAGAGAAAGCAACTAAAGGAAGCTACATCGTAGGGCATACATCTGTTAACCAGCACGGCAATTTAACAGGAGTTTTTGTTTGTCAAAAATGGAAAGGAGAACCCGGTGGCGTGATTGCAGAATGTCACGTTAACTGCCTGGTGGAAACAGATGCTCAGGCTTATGCAAACGCTGAATTTATTGCTGCCTTTAATCCAAATGTTGCGCTGGCATTACTGGATGAACGGGAAAGAAACCAGCAATACATCAAACGCCGCGACCAGGAGAACGAGGATATTGCGCTAACGGTAGGGAAGCTGAGAGTTGAGCTGGAAGCCGCAGAGAAGCGCATTGCAGAACTGGAAGCCGAACCTGTAAGCCAAGCTTACAACTTGCCAGAATTAATCGAAGGCATGGAAGTTTCCATTGATGTAAGCACTTGTGATGCTGATTTAGGTAATCGCTATTTCGGCACCGTCACCGAGGCGTCAGAACTTGATACTGCCAAGAATGGTTACATCCTCCTGGTTCAGGACGCAGAGCCAAACTTCGATGTAAATGGCAACTCTCCGGTCATTCCGGATAGTTGGATAAGCTGTAGTGAGCGAATGCCGGATGATGGTCAGCACGTAATTATTTTATGTGATGGTGCATTCGTTCTTTATGCGCAATATCGAGACGGTGAGTTTTTTGATGTCGTCCGTAATGGTGATGAATTTTTCGAAACACATAGCCGCAATGTAACCAACTGGATGCAGCTACCAGAGCCGCCGCAGGAGGTGAATCAATGACCTGGCCTGATGCATTTGCAATTGTTGGTGTTGCAATGTCGATCGCGCTGATTGTTTTTGCGATTTGCCGCTGGGGATAACCACATGTTCACACTTATTCAACGCGGGCAAATATACACGGACAGGACCGGATACCCTGTGGTGATTACTCGCAGCACTCAGTGTTCTTTCGACGCATGGACGGGCGCTCCGGACGGGTACGCATTGGTGAGTTCAACAACCTGTTCGAACATATTGACCAACAGGAGTACAGCAAAATTCTGGCGGGCACTGAGCAGGAAATGCACCTGAAAAAATTACGCGCAATGCAACGGAGGTGATACATGCATACGGCTTTTGAGTTCTGGGTTCGCAAGACATTCGGCAATCGCTACGACCTGACCCGTGATGTTGACGGCTTCTACTGCCGTGAAGTTGTGAAACGAATGTTTGACGTGTGGTGCCACTGCCGTGGATGAAAATTTTATGAGGTTGGCATGCAAACATCTATCAGATAACCCCCAGCAAATGGTGTACGGAGAGAGTCCTCATTGCATCAACAGGGCTAAAGCCTGGCACCATTGAGCGGGCAAGAAGAAAGTCATGGATGCAGGGAAAAGAATACCGCCATTACGCTGTAGAAGGTGATCCGGGGCACTACAGTGAATGCCTGTACAACATCGAAGAAATTATGCGATGGATCGAAAACCAGAAACAACCAGGTGCCAAAAATGCAAGTTCCGGTTAACCTGTTAATGCTCCTGGACGTCTGGGAGGTTTAATGAGTAACGCATCATACCCGACAGGCGTTGAAAACCATGGAGGATCACTCCGTATATGGTTTCACTATAATGGCAAACGTGTCAGAGAAAACCTCGGTGTTCCTGACACAGCCAAAAACCGGAAGATCGCTGGTGAACTTCGCACTTCCGTTTGTTTTGCAATCAGAATGGGGAGTTTCGACTACGCCGCGCAGTTCCCTAATTCCCCTAACCTGAAACACTTTGGTCTGGGAAAAAGAGAGATAACCGTTAAGGCACTTTCGGAAAAATGGTTGGACCTTAAGAAAATTGAGATTTGTGCGAATGCACTTAACCGTTACCAGTCAGTAATTAAAAACATGTTACCAATGTTAGGTGAAAAAAAACTGGTTTCATCCATAACAAAAGAGGATTTACTTTTCGTAAGGAGAGATTTGTTGACCGGTTACCAAAAGCTTTCTAATGGAAAGACTTCTTCCATAAAAGGGCGCTCAGTGGTCACGGTAAACTACTATATGACAACCATAGCTGGAATGTTTCAATTTGCAACAGATAATGGTTATACCTCAGGAAACCCATTTAACGGTCTGGCTCCCTTAAAAAAGTCCAAGGTAAAACCAGATCCTCTCACCCGTGACGAATTTATTCGTTTTATTGAGGCCTGCCGTCATCAACAAACAAAAAACCTGTGGATTCTCGCTGTATACACGGGTATTCGTCACGGGGAGTTGGTATCGCTGGCATGGGAAGATATAGACCTTAAAGCAAGGACTATAACCATCCGTAGAAATTATACAAAACTTGGCGAATTCACTCCACCAAAAACCGATGCTGGCACCGGAAGGACAATTCATCTGGTTCAACCAGCTATTGATGCTCTTAAAAGCCAGGCGGAAATGACCATGCTTGGAAAGCAACATTCTGTAGAGGTAAAGCAGAGGGAATATGGGAGAACAGCTGTGCATAAATGTACTTTTGTTTTTAGCCCTCAGGTAATAAAACAGCAGCAGTTGTCTGGACCTCACTACAAAGTTGACTCCATCAGGGAGTCATGGACAAGTATCTTAAAACGCGCAGGTCTGAGACACAGAAAATCGTACCAATCCAGGCATACTTATGCATGCTGGTCACTTGCCGCTGGAGCTAATCCTAGTTTTATCGCAAGCCAGATGGGCCACACAAACGCACAAATGGTATTCAATGTTTACGGAGCATGGATGAAAGACAACAATCACGAACAGATAGAACTCCTTAACAAAAGACTATCTGAAAGTGTCCCATGTATGCCCCATAAGAAAGTGGGGTAA